CGTCGACGGTCAGGTTATGGCGAATGGTGGCGACGCCTGTGAAGACTTCGTTGTTGACCAGCTTGTGATCAGCGGGAACGAAATAGAGGCTGCGAGCAACATCGTATTCTGGATCGGAGAACCGATCGACTTCGATCTGCTTGAAAAGTTCGGTGCCAACCTCAGTCACGACGACCGGCTCACATCCGAGCTTCGTTGCGCGCTTGTTGAGCTTGGAGATCCGCTGGGTCAAGGTTTCCATGTTGCGGTCGAAAACCTTGTAGATCCGAACTTCTTTGGTCTCGTTTTCCATACGATTCTCTACCGAACTCGTGCGAGTTTCGGCTAACGAGAGAAATGAGAAATCAGGTAATGACGAGAAATAAACTTTCCAATTCAAATCAGATAGAGGTGTGCTCGTGATAGTACAAACTCAAGGCAAAACTCTCGGGCCAGGCGATCTGGGCATTCTCATCCATGATGCCAATGGAATGCTGATGAATCCGACCGCCATCAATTATGACATCTACAGTAATGTCAGTGGAGTGTTCTCGCCGGTCGTGTTAAGTCAGACTCCTGGAAACACGAACATCGGAGCTTACTATGTTCCAATCACTATCCCGACCAGCTGGGAAGGTGAGTATCAACTGCGATGGAATCTGGTTCAGTATCCTGTCAGCAACGTCGCAGGAGCAATCACCTCTGGTGCGTTCATTCCCGGGGAGATTGTCATCCAGAATGTCACACTCGCTTCTGCGACAATGGTGCTTGCTTCCACTGGTAGTATGCAGATCAACGGATTGACTCCTCCTCAGATCCTGACGACCGACAATCACAATATCTGGATCGGTCAATCGAGCAATGCCCAGTTCACTCCAACTTCAACTCCTGTCCTAGTTTCTGATGTGGTGACTGAAGACTTCTTCGTGCAGGTGGTCGACTACGCTTCCAACAGTTTCGAAGCACCGTCGATGATCGTAGCTCGGAAGCCTGGGATGGACCAAAAGACAGCACAGATGATCATGAGTGTCAGAGAGCTTCTTTCAGACACCAATCCGGATAGAAACTACCATTTCCGTCCTCCAACTCCGAGCAAGATCGTAGCAGGATACACTTCGAGAGTGGGGTATATCTGGGTTGATATGACAATCACCCTTATGCTGAAGATCACGATTGCCCAACTCAATACCTGGAACCCTATGGCTCTCACCAACTACAACATTCGCTCGATTCCTGAAGACTGGGCTGAAGCGGCGGCGGTCGGCGCGGCGGCCAAATGTCTCTTGGGTGAATCGGCTCGCTGGGCTGAGGAAGAGTTCGGATACAGCTTGAATGGTGTGAGTTTGGACATCAACAAGTCTTCTCTATATCAGGGTCTAGGACAGACCTACACTCAGATGTTCGAAACCTGGGCACCTCTAATCACCGCGAACAGACCAGCGAGTGTGGGTCTCAGACAGCAACGCTGGCTATTGGGCTAGACAAGAAAACGTACTTTCCAATCTCCACCAGTATCAGTGAGTGGAGGTATGACATGTTTGTCTACGTGATCGTCAATGTGGTAAACTGCAAGATCTATGTCGGTAAAACGAAAGAGAACAATCTTCAACATTATTGGTCTAGGCAGAAAGATTCAATTCTGAAAGGCGATGCTGGAAAGCCTCATCTCTATAATGCTGTTCGAAAGTATGGTTGGGATAATTTCACTATCTATCCTCTCGTTACTGATTGTGCAAATAATGAGGCTCTCTGTGTTTGGGAACAAGCACTGATTAAGATTTTCTTAGCTCGTGATCCTGAAATCGGATACAATATTTGCAAAGGTGGAGAAGGGCATACTGCACCTCACTCTGAAGAATCTCGTCTCAAGATAATTGAAAACACTCGTCTCATGTGGCAACGTCCTGGTCATAAAGAAAGGTTCTCTGCCAAGATGATGGGACATCTCACTTCGGAGGAAACCATTGACAAAATCAAGGCAGCCCGTGCAGTCCAAGACGAAACTCCTCGAGTAGCTGGTTGCCGGAAATATGCGGAAGAACATCCGGAAGAAATGTCAACCCGCATGTCTCGTGAAGTTCACTCCCTTGGAGGCAAGTCTCATTCCAGAGAAACCCTACAAAGAGCCGGTCGGATAGCTGCTCGAAGTCTTCCAAAGGCTCATCACACACGTTGGCATCTCAATCGAGGAATTAAAAAACCAGGATGTTCCTTTTGTGAACTTTCTCTTTCTCTATAGTCATGAACTCAAAACTTCTCAAGAAAGCAAAATCGGCGGAAGAGATCATTCAGGAGATCAAGTTGGATCACAAGGTGGATCCATTCTTCTCCCCGATGGTCCAAGAGTTCCGCAACCGCTGTGTTCGGACTGTGATTGGATTCCTGAAGAAGACAATCCAGCCTATGGCTTTTTACAGCGATGGCACGTACACTTGTTATGTACTCAGTGACTGGGAGCACTCCCAGATCTGGATGAAAGCAGGAGATCCTTACCCGGTCCCATCTGGGAAGTGGATGGATTTCCCTGAAGAGCACTGGGGAATTTCACAGGAAGACTATGACGCGCTCCCTAACGAGAAGCGTGCTGAGTTGGAGTGCAAGGAACAGGTGACGAAGTGGATGCCCTCTCAATTTGAGGACAAGAAGAAGGAATTCTACCATCCTGAAGAGCACGAAACAGAGTTCCTTAATCCAGCCAAGAAGAAACACCCCGAATGGTTCAAGGCAAAATCCTAACTTTCTCTTTCTCGATTGAGGAAGAGATATGATTTGCACCTTCACTCTAGATCCCAATCTATTCCTGAAAATGAAAGCAGTAGAGTCAGAAGGTTGGAATCCTGTCGTAGAAGTTTGGAGTGAAAACAGTCTATTGCAATCTCTTATATTAGCTGATTTGGAAGAGGTCAGTTCATGATTAATGGATTGTTGGTTCTAAACAGTTCTTGGGTCGGGTCCCGAGATTTATGGTGGCCTAGCGACCCGCAAGCAACTGTCGGCTACAATGTCTATCGAGCCATCGACTATCCAGCCAACTGGCAGCTGCTTAATCTTGCTCCAATTCCTGGTCAGTTCTATCGTGACATTTCAACTCTGGCTTCAACCACTTACACCGTGCAGGATTCCGACTGGATCGAAAAAGGAACCTTTGGCCGGTGGTCGTTCCAGATCCCAGACGTTCCCTATTCAGGAATTGTGGCGACCAGACCTCAGGTAGCCACTTCTCCAGATGATGTCAGCGTCATTCTGGCAACGGACTTGAATTTCCTGAATGGTTCACTCACGTCAGTTTCTGGTACTGATGTTCTTTCCGGAACCATCTCTCTGCAAGTAGGATCATCAACTCCCGTGGTTTTCACAACCACCTCCAATAGTAGCATTGTACTGCTTGCGGCGGCCATCACAGCGGCGGCCATCGGAGTGACTGCCACCATTGTCGCTTATGGCGGACCATATACCCTTTCACTGGCACCGACTGATTCTACAGAAACCCTCACGGTGATCTCGAGTCTCGTTGCGACCTCGACTGTTCGCCCTGCGATGGTTAGTGGAATTGACAAGGCTATCTGGATAAATGTTGACAAGACTCTGCCAATCGGTGGTGCAGTTTCCAGTTTCCCTATTTCGGCTCTAGCCAGTGTCACAACCTTCAAGGTGGTGTACAACAAGCTGACGAATTTCGTTGACATCTACACCAACATGGTCAGAACATACTACGCAGTCGTCCCAGTAGGAGCATCTGGTGAATTGCATGCCGCTGGTGCTGCAGGATCGGAAATCGTCAACACTCAGACGATTGAACGTCTGAATTACATGCTCAAGGAGCAGATACGGAGAAATGCCTGGCTCTTTGAGAGAGTAGGAGAGCCAGCATTTATCATGTTCCGGATGTCGCGAGGTACAGCGTGTGGCTGCGTGGGAGACGGAGTTGGAGAGCCTCGTCACGGCTGCCCAGTGTGTTACGAAACAGGATGGGTTGGCGGATACTACGGACCATTCGACATTGTCTACATTCCGCCAGACACGGCAACCAATACCACCATTGAGGAGGGAGGCCGGAAGGTAGAGCGCATCTCGAAATCCTACCTTGGACCGACTCCCATCATCCAAAATGGTGACCTCATCATTCGACGGAACGGTGAACGGCTGATCGTGTTCGACATGAACTACACACAGCCTCAGGGTGCCATCGCTCAGCAGGAATTCAGTGTTCGCTTGCTGAATCCCAAAGACACTCGTTACCTAATTCCGGTCATTGCTGGGAATCCATATCCTCCCACTTTGTACAATCCGTTGAACAAGAATGTCAACGATGGAGTACCTGGCGTCGATCCGGAACCTATCTTCGAAAAGACCAATCAGCCAGATGCTCAATGGGAAAATCCCAATCCAGAAGTTGGGAGGACGACTACATGGGGAGCGATTCAGAGTTGATGCCCGTGTTTTCTGATATCCGGTATAAGCAAGGTCGTTTCATGAAGCATCATAGTCTACTTCATTCAAAATTGACTTCTCAGTTCCATTAAGAACACACGGAGTTTCCATGGCCAAAGAATCAAATCTCGCAAACGTGCTTGCATCATTCGCTGGAGTTGCAGAGGAAGGAACCACCAAGACCGCTGCTATTCTCACGACTGATGACCATCCTTCCACGAATATGGAACTACAAGTGATCGTGGGAGATCCGGATGATGTGGCGATCTCGACCTTCGCTCAGTTCAGGCCGAATCCACATGATGAACAGATTCCAAATCCTCTATCTCCGATCCAAGGAGACGAAATCTTCTTCATGTACATGGATCCTGGAGCCGTGTTCCAGTCTCATGATGGACAGCAGTGGATCATCGAGGAATACGACTGGGATGGCCGTGTGGAACTGACCAATCGCTGGTATCCTCGGATGAACGCTCAGGTTTCGGTGAACGATGTCCGGAGATCTATAGCTGCCTGGATCGAGCCTATCCAACAAACCGTCCCGCCACCTCCACCGGGAGTAGACTACGGTGCTCAGCTTGTCAAAGTTGTGAAATGAGTATTAGTACCCATGCATGTCTACTTGATCACAAACAAGGTGAATGGCAAGGTTTATGTGGGACAGACTGTCCTATCTTTGCAGAGTAGATGGAAGAATCATCTCTCGGATGTCAAAATTGGCTCCAATCTCTACCTTCATAATGCCATCAGAAAGTATGGTCCAGACAATTTTCTGATGGAATCACTTGCTGTGGTTTTGGATAGGAAGCAATTGAATCCACTCGAAATTTTGTGGATACTCACACTGAGATCCTATGATCCTTCTGTTGGGTATAACTCAACTTTCGGAGGACAGTGTGGAACGATAATTTGGACTCCTGAGATGCGTCAGAAGGCCAGAAAACAAAAACTGGGAACTCATCATTCTGAAGAAACCAAAAGGAAGATAAGTGTTGCTTCCAAGGGGAGCAATAACGGATTCTTTGGAAAGACACATACAGGTCAGAAGGCTCTTGAAGGATGTCGTAAGGGAGGAAAGTTTCATAGGGGGAAGAAACGAACTGAAGAAACTAGAGACAACATTAAGAAGGCTCTCATTGGAAAGCCTAAGACAGAAGAACATCGCAAAGCTATGCGTGAGGCTCAACTTGGAAAAACTTTGTCAGAGGAAACCAAAGGGAAAATCAGTAAGTGGGCTAGTGAAGTTCCAAGAACAGACGAGTGGAGAGCAAACATATCCAAAGCAGTAAAGGGTCGTAAAAGAACCCCAGAACAAATAGAGAGAATTCGTCAAGGAGCACTAAGTAGATGGAGGCCAGTATGTTAGACCTCACTGGGAGCAACTTGGCGGCATACATACTGCGGATCTGCAGGAATGTGGTGAGCAGCAACCCCCGGTTTAGACAGACGCTGGGGGATGTCTCAGCATTCACTAGCAATCGAGTAAGTTTTGGTGATGCCCAGATCATTGTCAAGAATGTGACAGCCCAGGGAACTCGCCTGTCACCAGACTACTTCATGTTCACACAGCGTGGGCGCGGCCTCGTGGCCAAGGTCGCTGACAAGGCTGGGACGTTCGTGGAGTGGGCCATTCCCTTCAATGAAGCTCTCATTGATCCCGGTGTGTACTACCTGGGTGTGAATTCCATCAATGAGCAAAATGCCACTGTTTCAGTGAACGTCAAGAAATTCGAATGGCGCGAAGGCAGCCTGTCAAACGCACAGGGAAGCTGGGTGTATTTCGCTCCAGGCATCGATACCTCGACCGTGGCGATTACAGATGCTGTTGATCCTTC